GTACCGCCAGCGGCGCGGTCAGTGATCAGCACTTCTTGGCTAGAACCGGTCTCCTTGTAAAGAAGTGTGTTGTTCAGCGCAAGGTCAATGCTTTCAAGGCGAGTGCTTGTAACGCCGTGGAACGTGCAGGTGGTGACGTTGGTGTCGTTGACCTCCAATGCAGCAGCTTGGTTAGCAACCGTAAATGTGCCAGAAACTGCCGTGTCATCAGGAGCGTTGTAAATCCCGATGAACTGGAAACTGGCGGTTGGAAATTGCCCAGCCGTCATATTGAACGTCACCGTGCCCCGGGCACCAGTGATCTTGTGGCGTGTGCCGTCGTAGAAGCAATACAGAGAAGCGCTAGAGAAGCTTGCGCTGACGCCTGCGTAAGTAACAGAAGTGCTGCTTACAACCACTTCGCTCATGCCAGCGGCTTGAAGCAGCGGGCCAAAAGCTGGAGCTGTACCAGCAGTTCCAGAGCCACCCAGCTCCACTTCAAAAGTCACCGAAACCCGCTTGTTGGCGACCAACGTTCCGCGGGTGCTGTTACCAATAAATCCCTGGTAAGACGCTGCCTGAACGTTGTCCGACTCAATAGGAGTCACTTCAAGATTCGTTACCTGAATGGCATTGGTGCCAGCAACAGGCAATGGGTCTGTCCCGTAGGTAGACTCAATCTTTGCGATCAGAAACTTCTTCCGAGTCAGAGCCATTGTTCTGTAAAGCAGGAGTGGTTGTAGTCAGTGTAAGCTTCCCAGTCTTAGGGTCGTACAGATAGCTGCCGCCCACTCCAGGATTAGGAATTTCCTTCTCAATCTTAGCCATGGTGCTAGGCAGAAGTAAGGTTGGTGCGACTTGTGCGGTATCGCACCAAGAAGTCTTGCGTAATCATACCCACCGGAATATCAGCTTCGTACATGGCAAAATCTGTGCGATCAGGCAGCAAGTCAAGGGCATAGCCGTTGAGCGTCTGATCAGCCATCAGCAAGGCATGAACTTGCTGGGAGTATGTGTCTGACGTGTCGTCTGGCGTGGCGGCCCGGACAAAGGTGGTGATGCGAACCCGCATGGTCCAATCCAACTTGTCGTAAAAGTTGGTGCCAACAGGACTGTCGTTAACCGGTTCAACAATGACGGCAGGCACTTCAGAGCGCGACAGCGGCTCCACACGACTGCGGTAGACGGTCGCCCCTGTGATGGCATCAAGATTGGTCTTGATGCGGCCCAAGATCAATTCGCGGCGGGTGTCAGCCATTACGTTTTTTGCAATGCAATCTGAACAAACGCCCCGTCATCAATCAACATCGTCTCCCGAACAGTAAAAGCAGTCCCGCCCACAGTGATTGAACCACCGCGAACGAGACTGCCAAAATCTGAAGATCTAGCGGTCAGCGTGTAATCGGTCGTTAAGACCATCCCATCGCTGATTACCTGGCTGGGAGTATCCAGAATTCCATTTGCTGTTACGGCGCCAGCCACGCAGGTGACGCCAAAATCGGCAAGGAACATTCCTAGATCTTCAGTTAACGCCATGGCAATTAGCCGTACTTGGCAGAAGCCAGACCTTGAACGGACAGAGCGCCCGTACCAGTGCCACCAGCAACAGTCAGCGAAACTTTGACGAAACGCTTGATGTCGGTGACGTTGACATACAGCTTCTGGCGGGAAGCAGTGTTGGCAGTCGTTGTGGTAAAGCCACCGCCGGTCACATCGGTGTAAGAACCACCAGATGTATCGGAATGGGTCAGCTTGACAGCAAAGGTGATGCTGGCGCCGCCGGCAGCAGCGTCAAGAAGAACGACCATGTCGCCTTCGTAGCCTTGCAAGTCAATGGCGCTACCAGTGGTGGTAGAAGCGCCAACAGCGGTAGGGAACAGGGCAAGTTGGGTTGTCTTGGTCCCAAGGTTAAGAATTGTCACTGGTTTTCCTCCGTTTGGAAGGTGTAGGTGTGGACTTGACTGGCTCTTTAACCAGAGCCTTGGCAACAGGTTCCTCAATCACCTGTTCAGCTTTACCAATACCGATCAGAAATTTGGCGTCGTCAAGGGAAGCCTCAAGGACTTCCCCGACGCGAACCACGCAACCGCCGGCCATTGTTTGCCTAAGGATGCGGATCTTCATGATCAGAGAGTGTTGTTACCGCGGGAGAAGGACTCAGGATGACGAACAGCCACGTCAACGTCCTGCATTGCAACCACGCGAACGGTGCCGCTGGTGCTGTTGGTGTAGGGATCCACCATGATGTCCAGGCCGGACCAGTAGCCGATCAGCAGGTCTGCAAAATTGCCGAACCAGAGATCGTTGGACTCAACTTGGTTGGACAGCACACCGCGATAGCCGTTGACTTCACCGTTCTCCATCAAGAAGATGCCGGAACCGGCGTCCTTCTTGGTGGTCTTCAGGTTGCCGCGCATGGCAGCGTTCATCAGGTAAACAGGTGAACCCAGCAGGGCGTTGTCAGCGGCCACGTCAGATTCCATGGCAACCACTTCCGCAAAAGTGGGAGCATCAGCAGCGAAATCTTCGGTGTTAATGCCGGTGGTGAACTTAAGACCCAGAGGCTCGCTGTTAGAGCCAGTGCCGTAAAGGCCAGCCAGGTCAATGCGCAGTGCAAGGACGGCAGCAAGATCACGGCGAACCATGTTCTCGATGTCGATCGAAGACTGAAGCATCAGGCGGCGGCTGTAATCAGTGAAAGCAGCAACCGTCTTGGGGGTCAGGCTGACCTGATCCACGGTCTGCTGGCTCTCGGTAGGAGCACCACCTTCAGACACCCAGTAGCCGGTGCCGGCGCCAGACTGGCGGGGAATTGCAACGTTACCAACCAAACCGGTCAGGACGGTGGCGCCAGCCTGGTCAAGGGCGGAAGCGTTGCGAAGCAGGTCGATGAAAGAAGCAGAATCAAGCTCAGTGGCGACGGTGTTACCACCGGCGGTAGCAACGCCAACGCTCAGGTCGCGGCGAAGCACTTCCTGGGGGATGGTGATGCCACGGCTCTGACGGCCAAGCTTGGCGGCAGCAGCTTCAGAAGCTTCAATCTCAAAGCCAGCAGCTTCACGCGCAGAGCGATCAGCAGGGTTGGCCAGGTAGTTGATGGCGCGAAGGAAAGAGAAAGACCGGGTCTCCTCTTTGGAAAGGCCGATATCGGCGACTGTGGTGTCCACAGGCTGGGCGGAGGTGCTCATTTTTTCAAGAAGTGCAGTGCGCAGCTCATCAAGACCACGGGAATTCGTGATGAACTCCTGGGCCATGTCGCTGTTGTTGGTGCGATTGCCCAGGGCAATCATTTCGGAAAGCTCCTTTGCCTTGGCCTGTGCGGCCTCAGCGCGGATCGCCTCCATGTCGAAGGTGGGTTCCACGGGTTTTAACTCCGAGAGAGGTGAATTGGTCACGGCTGAGGCCGTAGTTGAACTCTCACTAATAGTAAGAGTTCGACCTATGCCTACTGATTGATCAGCAGGCACGGTCACTAGCGAGATTTCAAACGGTTGGTATGACGTTGCCCGATACGTGATTGGATCAGTATTTTTGTCTGTCTCCATCGAGTTGATCCTGTAGCCAAAGCTGACATTGCGGAGAATGCCGTCTTTGATCAATTCCTGCATCTCACGGCCAAGGTCGTTGTTGGCCATTTTGACCTTGGCATAGCCGCGCTTGTCTTTGATGTAGGCACGCTCGACAACGCCGACGATCCGATCAGGATCATGCTGGAACAACAGGGGAGCGCCGTCGTTCAACCGGCTGAGGTCCATGGCGCTTTCGTCCATGCTCAGCACTTCCATGCCGAAATAACGCTCGACAGGTGCTTCGGATGCAAAGGGAAACTCAATCGTGCGCTCTTCGCCAGCAGCACGAAAATCAGTCACCAGCGCACGCTGGAACAATTCGCCTTCGATTTTGCGCACTGCATCCTCTTCTTCAATTACTTTTTCTTCAACATTCACAATTACTTCTTCAGTAACTGCAAGATCTTGAACGGCTTGTTGCTCTTCCATTGCGCGTTTTGCAAGCTGGCGAAAATACCTGCTCATGAGTCTAGTTCCTCAACGTCATCTTCTTCCAGATTATCGGGCTCGGCGGTGTCTTCTGCCTCTTGGGGTTGCTGCTGGCCAGATCCACTGACCTGACTGGGGTCACTATCCAAAACAATGCCAAGTTCATCAGCCAACGCCAACTCATGCGCCCGCTGACGCATCTGCTCCTCAAAATCACCGCCATGCAATGCGATAACTTGCGAAAGGGTCATGATCCCGTTGCGAATCAATGACTTGTAAGCATCGGCTTCTTTCTGTGGGTCTACAAACTGAGCGGCAGGTGGAATCCACTTGGACTCCTCGTAGCGTTCAGGGTCGATCTCGTACCCAGGCAGGTTTAGCACTCCTGCCAAAACGGCCATCTCAAGCCAACGCTCGTACACCCGCTCGCATAGCGTTTCAACCAAATACTGCTGCAAAGTTTTGTAATGAGTGCGCGTTTCCAGCAGCTCAAGCCGTGAAGAGCTGTAGTTGCTTTTACTGAAGTCAGAACTGACTTGGGTATAGGAGCAGCCAACACCCGAAGCGACTGCCCGCAACATCTGCGCCACAAAAGGCGTGAACGCATCGTCAGGCCGGTTGGGCGAGAAGAATTGCATCTCCTCACCAGGGGCCAAGCGACGAATTGAACCGGGAGAAAAATCAAGGACGGAATCATCTTGAAACTTGCCGTCCTCAAACAACTCCTGATCTGGCGTCCGCACAAACGCCATCATTGCTGACGATGCCCGTGCGGCCACAATCTCAGCCTCCTCGTAACCACTTAGGTTGCGCAGCCGCATGATTGCCGAGGCAAATCCTGTGACGCCACGGGTCTGGCCGGGGCGCTCAATGCTGTAAAGGTGGATGACATCCTTGGCCGGGATGCGCTGTCGCCTCTTGGCTACAGCCGCAGTGCCGGTAAATTGGTAGTCACCGGGGTGGTTGCGTAGGAAGTGATAGGCAACGGGGCGCCCCCATTCGTTGATTTCAACGCCCATGCGGACGCGGTTGCCGTTTGCCTCGATGCCGGTGTAATCGTCATCAAGCAAATCGGCCTCAAGCACCTCAAGGCCAAGCGGAACCTTGCTGTCACCAAAGGTTTGGTTGACCAGGCGAATAAAAACTTCGCCTGATTCGATCATTGACGTGATGGACA